ATCCATAGTGATCTCACCAGTAGTCGTAGACAACGACAAATAAGTTTCACTAGCAGCAACTGAAGGGCGCACCTGCATGCGACCCTCATAGTTAGAAAGATTCCAACCAACCCCATCAGATTTTAGTTGAAAGTTCAAATAAAAAGTTGTGCCCTGTTCGGCAGTGATGTTATGTTTAGCCGCAGCCATTATTCCACCTCGATAATGTATTCGCCGTAACCGGCCTCTGTTAAATCGTATGCTTCATCATCAGTAATCTGATTAGCTGCAGGACGATATACTTTATCTGCTAACGCCATGTCGTCCTCAGAAGGATATAAAACCTCAACATACTCGTCACCAAAAAGCATGATAGTAAGTCCTGCTTCAGCTTCAAAAAACTGAAACAGGCGTTCTACACCAATAGTGCCATGCGGAACTTTAGGTGGAGTAAAAATGTATGCCATAGGTTTCCTTTCATAAACCCAAGGCCACCCATCCACTCCGGTACGGTGGATGGATGACTTTGAGCTTACGGCTTAAGCGAATGCAGAGCCAGTCTCAAGGCGGTACAGAGCCTCTTCACGGTAGCGTGCGAAGCCAAGAACACCGTACCAACCGATTGGGCGGTAACGCTTCAATGGGTCAGTAACAGTACCGATAACGGTATGTGGTTCTTCAGCAACAGCTTCAGCAAGAGCCTGACGGCCTGCAATGATGGTGCGGTAAACGGCAGCATCAGTAGCGCCATCTTCAGCAACAGTCATGCGTGGAGATTCAACCCAGAAGACACCCTCGTAGGTTCCAACTTCGCCAGCCCAAATGTTAGTGCCAGCCTGGTATTCGTGAGGTACACGCCAAGAGCCTGCACCAGATTCTTCACGAAGGTCAGCTGAAACATCTGGATGGATACCGCCCCAGTAGAACTGTCCACGACGACCAGCAGCCTTATTGCCACGAAGCTTAGCAACAGCCTTGCGAATCATGGTAGAGGTGATGACATCGGTTGCAGCAACTTCATCAGTATCGGTAGCGTCGCCACCGTAGATAACATTGTCGCCACCAACGAGCTGTGCCATAGCAACAGCATCAATGGAGTCAGCTTGGTTATTAGCCAAAAGAATAGCAACATCGCTATCAACATCTGCAAGAGAAGTCAACTGGAGTTTGCGGGTAACCAAAGCAGAGTTACCGAATTCCTGAAGCGTAATGGTCTTCTTAGTAGGAGTACCAATTGCAACAGGGGTATTAGGGGTAGTTTCGGTCAGCGGAGTGCTTGCATCAGCAAGATCAACATAACGCTGCAAAACAATCTGATCGCCGGGCATTGCCTGCTTAGCAGGACGCTTATCGGCAACAGCGCGAGCTAGAGGCTGGTCGCGCAATTCAAATTCAACCATGCGGTCATACGCATACTGAACGAGACCAGCATCGCCCTTAGTTCCGCCCAAAGAGGACGAACCGGTGCTAGTGTAAGCCATGGTGGCTTATCCTTTCGATAGAGTGGATGATTATTCCGCACCCATAATGAGCTTCATAAGATCATCACGAGATTGGACATTTGCCAATGCATTAAACTGATCGTCATAACCATTGGTAGAAGAAGCACCGTCAAGAACAGAATCCATGTTTTCCATGGACTGCCAATCGACTTGTGCCTTTGGTTCTTGACGGACTAATCCAAAATCTTCAGCATTAGCTTCCAGCCACGCCTTCACGGCATCAGGTTCCTGAATATCTGCTGGAATATACTTAGCAATTTTAGGATTAACTCCTTCGGATTCCAAAACCCGAGTAACATTGAAATCACGCTGAGCAGAACGAAGTGACTGCAGTTCAGCTTCCATTTCTTTAATGCGTTTTTCATCAGATCGCTTAGCCCGACGAAGCTGTTTAATCAGATCGTTGCCCTGAGGCTGAACCTGAGTATCATCATCGTCTTCGTAGTCGAACTCGTCGTCCCACTGGTTTTGTAAGTTGTTGCTCATCGCAACTCTCCCTTATCTCTCATAGTAAGCGCACTCCACAGAACACCAAAAGGGGGAATGGTGTAAGGCTAGTGCTACCGGACTAATGACACGCACAGGGGCCGGTAGATCCTGTTGCGGAGCGGGTGTGAAGGAATCGAACCTTCAGATAACCATTCACCCAACCATATGGTTAAATTTTGCCAGCAGACTGTTGGCCAAGCGAGATGCGGCTAGTCCCAGTTGAACCTGAAAGGCTTGCCTCTTCAGCAGCAGCAATCTTAGCCCTGCGCTGGGACCTAAGCCCTAACAGGCTTTCCTGTTCAATTTCTTTCTGTAGACCACCAGAATCGATACGATTTCGTTCAGCAGCAGCCTCATATTCAGGAGTCATAGCAGCAACTCTCTGGTAGCCAAGACGAGCCTGTTCACGCGAAACACCCTGCGCCAGAAGTTCCTTAGCGTCAACAGTGGCTTTAATACCAGCCCGGCTAGCTTCAGAAGTAATTTCTGCCATAGCGATCTTACGCTTTAAGACCTCGGTACCTTGGTCTCCGAGGAGTAGCGATTCTGCAAGATCAGCATCACTTAATAGGCCGGAAGATTTTAATGTCTGCAACTCAGCAGAGAGAGCTTCGTCAGCATACTTAATGCGGTCATACACTCCAACAATCCGGTCTTCTAGTTCAACTGCAGAAACATTGCCGCCGATAAGTGCAGCAAAATTATCTCTAGTTGCTAGGTTGCCAAGTCCGGACGATACAAGAGAAGCTGCGTACTGTTTCTCTAAAGCAAGATAGGTAGCAGCGTCTAGTTCAGATAATCCAGCTAAACGCAAAGCTTCGTTACCAGCAAATCGCTGACGCCAAGCAGAGGTTTGGCGGATGTTAATCCAAATCTCATCTTCTGTTTTATTTTCAGTAAGCTGGCTATCAATAAAAGATCCAAGTTCTGCAATTAAAATAGAATCTTCTACACCAGCACCAAAGAAACCCCGCAAAGCTTCGATAATAATATCTCTCGCCAAAGCGTCTTCTTGGAAAGTAGTATCTGTTATAGTCATTACAAGCCAACTCCTAACTTACGCAGCAATCCAGTAGTTAAGTTAGCATACTCTCTACGAGCATTAGTTGTCTTTTGCCAACGACTATCTTGTTTAATAGCCCGTTCCAGATCATATAAAGGCATAGGCTGATTGCTTTGGCCAAATAGCGCCCTATTGAGTAGAGGGTCGGCAGCCATATCTGTTCCAAAGCCAAACCCAATCTGGTTAGGGTCAATCTCTAGATAGCTAGCAATCATATTACGGTAAGGAGAAACAATACTTTCAAGTGACTCGCCAGCATTAATGCGGTCAGAGAACTGTGGAAACTGTGCTGCCACAGATTTTTGGATACTAGCCTGTATGTTTTCCATGTTGTTAGTACCAGCAAAGATACCATCAACATAGTCACCTAAAGTTGAATCAGGAATCGTAACACCCATAGATCTAGCGTAGTCACGCAACTGTGTTAAAGTAGTAGCAGCTTGTCCGCCGAAACTTAAAACATCGTCAGTAATGTATGTTGATTTTACTATATCTGGTAGGAAAGCTTCCCAATCGCGCAAATGGTCTCGTGCCACTTGCTTGGCTAGCGCCATAGCGTCAGCATCGCTTACGGTCACTCCACCAAATTCCATTGCTTGACGCTTAATTGCGTCAGCGATATTTGATTCAGTTAACTGTAAATCTTTAAGGTTCGAAGGAGTCCCGGCAAGCGTATCATACTCACGCTGTGAAGCAGTGCGCTGCTTGTACCAATTTGTTAATTTAAGTTCAACTTCAAAACGAGCAGGTGTGTAGCCTAGCCTCACAGCTTTTGTAAACAGTTTACGCAACTCTGGATCACTATTAATGAAAGAGAATGCGTAACCGTATTCACGCTTCAAAGCCCCACGCTGTTCGCTGGTCAGCGATTCAATTGTAGCACCTGAAGCTTGCAAAGCCTTACGGGCTTCGTCAAGAAGTTTTTGATGAATCTCAGCGGCTGTCTGTTTAGCCATCAAACACCTATCCTAACGGTCCTCGTAGAGCATTTATAAAAGCATCAAAATATTTAGTAGAAGTCAAAAACGCATTTGAGTCAGGCTCTTTTTCCGCCTGATCCCTAGCGCCCATCTGTGCATCAGCAATCTGGTAGCCGTCTTTAGTTGTGGTAGTGCTACTAGAGTTACCTTGTGCATCCGTGTAGGTTGAGCTAGAACTAACATTCGGGTTTTTTCTAGCTTCACGCTGCACAGCATCTTTGAACATGTTAACTTCTTTGTCGCTAGGCCTACGACCAACAGCGTCTGCGTAGAAGCTTTCCAGAAGTGACCTAGCTTCACCTTCACTTAAGGAAAAGAAGCTTGTGCTGCTTGAAGTTGTGGTTCTACCTTTACTACCTTGTTTAGCGAGATCTTTCAGAAATTCATTAAGTTTGATAGGCTTAAGATTTTCTTTATCGCTATTAAAGTATGAAAGGTTACTGAAGGAAACCTGTCGAGCAACATCTAGCATTTGTCGAACATAGTTGCCATCTGCAACACCCGGGATGTAGCTACCGGCAGAAAGGTATCCTGCTTTAACTAGCATTTCCTGATCCCTGCGAATGTCTGCTGCAGACTGTGCAGTGATCGCCTGAGCAAATACATCTTCGCTCATTGCAGACTTTTCGGTAATGACGCCACTATCTTCGTCAGGAAGAACCAAATAATTTAGTTCATTTCTCTGAACAATCATATCCATGGCGCTGTTTGCATCAGCACCGAACGAGTCACTACGCCCAGACTTTTGTACAGTATCTAATATGCCCCAAACGCTAGCGTTCGTTGGGCTCATGCTCCAACGATCTTTAGCGTCTGTCGCAGGACCGGAGTACGCAAGATTTACAGCATTCAAAGTCGATTTTTCGTTGCTGGCAACAAGACCCGAAGTTACACTGTATCGCTGTTCACGAGCAACTGGATCTAACCTTGCGACATTAGCTTGTACACTAGAGGCAATGTTAGAAACAGTCATCCCGCCAGCTGAAGAAATGTTGTATCCGTTAGATACACCAGCCCGCACAGCGGCTGTTTGGAAGGCAGGAGAGTTAAAATGTTTAACAATCTTGCCTTCCGCAACATAGCCGTACTGCTTGCCATTCTTAACGACAATCTTATCTGGAACAAGCTCCTTAGGAACAACCCGCAAAGATTTAGGCATAGCCTGACCAAGCGTAGAGTTCCCGCCAGCGCCAACGCTGTTGAATAATTCGACAGCAAAGTACCAGACACCATCAACTTTAACAATGTTGTATGGGGTCTCGTTTTCTAGTTCCAGTATATTAGCCATTATTGTTCAAGCAATCTCTTCAATACATTTTCATAAAATAGGACAGCGTTCTGATTTACACCTGCAATACCGGCAATTCTTGAAGCAGCCAAAGCGCGAACACGCTGACGATAACTGATGTCATTGTCAGACAAACCGCCGAGAGAAGATATAAGCGATTCAGCTTTATCGTACTCTGCGATCATTTCGCTTAATTTAGCTGCAGTGCCGTGGGAGTCCTCAGGGACGCCCGCTGCAAGCATTGCACGAACATCGGTTAAAGCATTAAGCTTAAACTGGCGGTTACCATTCAAGCCTTCAAATTTAAGTTTCAGATATTCCTTGTCTGCCAAGAATCTATCTAAATCTTCTTTCATTTGAACACTTAAACTGTAGCGTCCGCTTTCAGTCGGTTCAGCAGAAATGCGCTTGGCCCAGTTTTGTTTGATATCCTCATACTGGTTTTCTGCCCAGAGATTAGCGATATCTTCAAAATAGGTGTCAAGTTCTTTACGCTTTACGAAACCTTCACGCTTAAGATATGCGTACGCAGATACATCGTACCCATCAACAAGAGGAACAAGAAATAGCGAGCCTTCTGGATGTTCATCAACAAATTTCTTATTTGCTTGAACCCAGCCGACAGCTTCTTTAGTTTTCTTAATTGTAGTAACCTTGTCAGTTTCACTTTCAGAAACAGTATACACAAGTTTACCCGGATGAATACGAGTCCATTTACGGATAGCCTCATCGTAAGGATTGTCTGAACCTTTAGCTACCTCAGCTTCTACCAAGTTTTGGAACTCGGTACGGAAAGATGTGACACCCTGATTCAATAGTTCAGTAGGGATATCTTCATTTTCCATAAAGCCCGGAGTAACAGGTGAGAAAATACCTAGTAGGTTTCGGACTGCAACGATGTTTCTAGCAGTAGCTTGAACATCTTTAGCAAACATCTCCCGCTCGGCAATTGTCGACTTTTCGTCAAGACCCATACCATTCGCCGTGTACATAGCAGCAGCCTTCATCGTTGCAGAAGCAATCTGCTCGGAATCGTGGCCTAGTGCAGCCGAACTGTACTCTAGGAACTTACTGATAGCGGAAGGAGTGATAGCGTCACCCAGATCTCTACCTTCAGCGTACGGTCCCATTAGAACGCGAGTTGCTGTTGCGCTGTACTCTGGTGGAATCAGTTTAGAGATAGCAGTCCAAGATACAGACATCAACGGGCTAGAGAAAGTTGGCATTGCAGCTTCAGGATCGAAGGATGGAGCCAACATTTTAATCTTGCCTGTAAATGTCATAGGCATCGGCATCTTTGGTTCTTCACCAGTTAATGCAGCAAGGAAAGGACGGTAGGCTTGATACATGATTTCATCAACAGGAATAGTAAAGTACTTTTCCCCATTGTCATCTTCATGGATGAAACCTGCATGGTCAAGACCTTCAGTCGCCATGCGCAGACGCACAAGAGCTTCCGGATGATTCTTAACAACACGCATAGCGCGTCGATAGAAATCTTCCGTAGCACGATAGTAGCGAGCAACATTTCTAGCATTAAACGCAGCGTTAGAGCGGGTGGCTGGATTATCAATAAAGCCCATCATCCGATTCAAAGCCATATCATTAGCCATGAATGCGTACCTGCGCTTTGCTGTTTCTACAGCAACACGCTCACTCATCCCGTCTGCCTGCAACTTTTTAATCCATTCCTTTTCAAAGACAGCGAGGTCGTCACGGTACTTTGTTAGGTATGCATAAAAAATAGGCTCACGCGATAGGGTCGCAATCTGACGGTCAGCTATCTGGAAGCCACGATCTAGGATTCCAGAAATGAGACCCTCTAGATCTTTAACTTGCGGAACACGAGGTGAGTAACCAAACATTTGTAGTGGAGTACGCTCACCTAGTTCTTCAATGTCTTTGAACTCTAGGTTACGGGCACTGATAACTAGTTCACCCTGATCATCTATGTAGCGAACCTTATCCAAAAGGTCTTTGTTCAGATTACCAGCATCGTCTACGAATACATTTCGGACATGCAAATACATGTCTGTTGCACCCTGTTCAACAGTCTGTGAACCTGCGCGTTCATACTTTGACCAGTATTGAGGATTATCCTTTAAGAATTGAGATATCTCTTGGATAGCTCTCTTTGGATCTTCCATATACTTTACAGCTAGTTCGCCAACAGTACCATTACGGTCAACTCGGTTGTTCAACTGGATAAGATAGTTTACCTTAAACTCAGGTGTTCCAGAGTATAGTATAGTTGGAATTGGAGCATACTCGATACCAAGTTCGGCTTGAATCGCCGGAATGTTGTAGTTTAACATTTCGTCAGAACCCTGAAACACATTCAACTTAGTAGATGAAACGCCGACGGTTTGATTCTGAGTCACACCGTTAGAAAAGTCGTCAGTAGTTCTAGCGTAGCCAAAACGCACATGATCTGCGATGTAACCTGCGCGCTGTGGATTTGCCTTTGCCAATACAATATTACCGTAGGCATACTGTGAAAGGCTTTCCTCTACGAACTTAGCTTCTTGTTTAATTGAACTTTGCGCAATTACAAGTTCTGCATCTGTCTTATTGACAAACGCAGGTCGGAATACACGAGCAAAGATACCGATGTCCTTTTGATCCATACTTGGAATCCGGACAGTAATACCGCTCAAATCTTTCTTTTGACCAAGCCGTGTGTAGACAGGATGCTTACGCACAACGCGTGTAATAATTGACGAACGGTAACCATCGATTACTCTCGGTAACATTGCGATAGGAACCGTAAGTAGATGGAAAGCGTTTTCGTCAATAATAGATCGTAAACCAAGACGAGGCAAAAGGTTCATAGCAGACCAGAAGTCTGTTGCCTTAGTAATGAACTGGCTATTCAAAGTGTTAGATATGCCACGGGCATAAGTTTTCTTTTGAATTAGATTAGCAAAACCCATTAGATCAGGCAAGACTGCTTGGGTGGAAATCTGATTATCAGATAAAGCCATCTGCTTGCCATTTACAATTGATGGGTCGTATGTTGCCCCAGCACCAGTACCAAAGATACCTGAGGAACGGAGTTCGTCTGTGATTAAAGTCTTTTCACCATAGACACCCTGTTCCCAAGACTGCATGAATCGTTCCCAGGCAGTTTTACCGTATGTTTTATAGTCTACACCAGCAGCATCAGCCATTGATTTGTATAGACCAGAAACAATATTACGGCGGATACCGGCATCTTTAGCATTAACATACATAGATGCAACAATTCTTGATTCACGCTTACCCATAAATACACGGGCAAGAGTGTAGATGCTGTCAGCAGACTTTACAGCTAGGTCACGACCAAGCTCATCTACACCGCCAACAAAGACTGTACGGTCGATGAGAGCTTTTTCACCAGCTTTGCCTGCGCCAAACATTGCTCTTTCAACCATAGACGCATGTCGTTTGCCGAAAGTTCTAATTTGGTCAGCAGCACCGGTATCGTAGATAGACTGTTGCTTAGTTAAAGACTCTACTAGGTCATCGATTGCAGCAATAGTAGGCTTAGGCTTTCGAGTAAAGATAGCCATAGCTGTTTGAGCTAATTGTTTCCGTTTTTCTTGCATTACTGAAGCGCGTGGCAGAATAAACTGCATTGTTCCAGCGTCGCCACGGAAAATCTTTTGGATACTTTCTTGATTGCGGAACCAGTTTTTTGCACCATCAAGATCAAATACTTTAGACGCAACCATCTCATTAACAACAGTTTCATCAAACTGTGGTACAATCTCTTGGATTTGTATACGACGAGTTAACTGTTCTGCAGGAGTAAGTTTTTTAGTTGCTAAGTCTTTGATAAGTGGAGTGATGGATTCAAAAGTCTGTTGCACGCGGCGACTGGAGAATGCTGCCTCGATACCAAATTTTGCTTTGCCAAAACTTGCTGCTTGAAAAGCTTTCTGGGCAGCAGTAAGAGATCCATGCTCTGCAGAAAGCATGGACATGACACCGTATCTTGCACCTTGCCACGCTTTAAGTGGCGCTGCAATATAAGTAAGCGGATCAAACGCAACATCGCCAGCAATGTCAGCTACACCTGAAACAAAGTTAAAAACTGTTCCTTCGACGCCTTGATCAACATCGCCAATAGTTGGATTTAATCCAAGCATGTTTGCAAAGTCGCGGCCCCAAGAAATCTTAGCTTGTTCATAGTAGCTAATCGCAGCATTGATGCGTTCATCTTTGCCAGTTGACCAGCGTTCAAACGCTAGAAATTCTTTGTCTTCATCCATCATGGCTAGGATTTCACCGTAGCCTAGGCCCATTGCAACATTCTTTGCAAT